GTATCAATTTCATCCGCATGAGAATTAACAACTGCCTTTATTTCGTTAAAATCGTCTGCAGTACCTTTGTTTACTTTAGGTAATACCGAATCTCTAACCTTTACTTTATCTAAATATACTATTTTATCTGCCATTTTATTACGTTAATTCAAAATCAAAAATCTCATCAAGTCCCTCAGTTGGAGGTTTTATAAAATCACTAAAGTTTTTTTCATCTTCAATCAACAAAACACCGTCCCAAATATACAAAAATTGTCGTTCAACTCCATTATCTGGTTGTATTATTTTTATTGATATTTCAATATTATCAATTGCAATTAAATTAACTAAAACATTAACTTCTGCAAAAGGTTGCATAAACTTTAAATCCTCTTTTACTGCATTCTCAACTAATATACGACCTCTACTATTTAATTGCACATCATAAAGCACTCTTTCTGTTTGTGAATTAAATTGAACCTCTTTATTTTGAGGAAAAAATAAAGCATTACCCCAGTAATCAAATGCTTTTTCTTCGTTGACTCTATCCGTAGGTGTTGATTCCGATGGATTACCTCCAAACATACCAATATATGGCATATTTTCAAAAGTGTAGCATTTTGCTAAATCATTTCCATTTAGTTTTAAATCCCCACCGTTTCCAGTTTCAAATAGTCTAATATCTGTTAATGTACTCATTACGATCCGAAATTAAATGATGGTGCAATCTTTGGAACTGCAAAACCTCCTGAACCAGTTAATTTTGTTCCCTCTGGAGCGTTATTAAAGTTCACATCTAAAGATTGTTTTTGGTTACTATTTACCGTTTCAACTAAATTCTTTTGTCGTTCATTATTTATATTTACAACGCCTCTCTCTCCTGCCGTTTCTTCTAATCCAATTTGTAAACCATCACGTAGTTTCTGAATTGAAGCAGATGCATCAACGGCTAACCCACCACCTAACCAATCAGGTAACTGACCAATTAACTCTAGTAATTGTTGAATTGGCATCAAAAAAGCGTCCAAAATAGTAATTCCGATAGATTTTAAACCTCCAATTATTCCATTTACTTCAAAAGATTTTTTAATTAAATCCCAATTCTTTTTAAATGTCATGAATAGAGATATTATTAATCCAATCGGACCGAGAATAAAACCCAATGCAGCACCCCACTCATCCCAATATTTTATCATTACAACAACAAGTCCGATTAATATAATAATCCAACCAACTGGATTAGAAGCATTAAACAACCAGTTTGCTGCTGTTGCTAATTTCATTGCGACTAAATACGCTTTATACCCTATGGTATTACCTACTAAAGCTAAAGCACTCTTTTTCTGTAATGCTATGGATATTCCTAAAATGATATTATGAGCTATTTGTATTGCATTTACAAGTGACATTACGCCCCTCCACGCCATTAAAATTCCCTTGAAAGCTAAAATAGTACCCGCTAAAACAACAACTGTTTTTATAACTGTATCTAAATTATCAGTTAAATATACAATCAAATCAGTTATCATTGAAAATGAACCACTAGCCGCCTCGTTTGAAGTTATTAAATTTGTCCATTTATTTTGCAACTCCTCTAATCTATTACTAAAAGTTTTACTCTTTACTTCCGCTTGTTCTACTGCTGTATTTGTACCTGTTACTCCTTTAGTGTATTCGTTAAATAAGCCAATGTTTCCGAGTAATATCTTACCAGTTGATACATTCTCCGCTCCAAATAATTTTATTAAATAAGCATCTTTTTGAGCTGCTGAACCTAATAAATCCATTTTCTTTTTAGCTTCTAAAAGTGCGTCATTTGTATTAAATTGACCACTCGCATATCCTAAATTTGCTTTTTGCAATTGCAATACTGAACCTCTTAATTTTGTTCCAGCCTCAGCACCAAAAACAGAAAATTTACCTAACACCTCAACAAGTGCAACAGATTCCTCTAAACTTAAATTTGATGATGAAGCAACAGAACCGAAATTCTTCATTGCCTCGCTTACTTGGGTAATGTTTGCAGAACCAACAACAGAACCAGCGGCAAGTGTATTCATTGTCCGCTCACTTTGGTCTGCTGCTAAATTAAATTGGTTCATTACCCCAGTTAATGACATTGCACTTGTTTGCAAGTCATCGCCTGATGCTTTACTTAATGTTATGGCTGCTTTTGTTACAACCCCTAAAGCCTCCGCATTTGCTAATAATTCTGGTTTTGCACTACCTACAATTTCAAAACCTTTGGCAATATCTATTGTTGATTTTTTAGTAGAATCTGCAACTAATTCAATTTGTTTTTTATACGGTGCAAATGCTTCCGTATTCATTTTTCCAGTTATTGCCATTGCCGAAGCAATAGCATCTTCATAATCTTTTAAAGTAGTAGTTACGTTGTTTAATAATAAAGCCCCTCCAATAGCAATACCAAAACCCCCTAGCATATTATTTAAACTACGCAATGGAGTGGTTAATTTTCTAAAACCCCTTTCGGCTTTTGACAAATAAACCTCTGACGATTTAGCAAAACTTTTTGTAGCCGTTTCCATTTGTCTAACTGGAGCGGTGAACTTATCAACTGCGGTAAAAATAGTTGATGCCGTAAAAGCTGCTGATGCCATCTATTTATCTTTTTTATTCATTTGTTTTTTTTCCTCATTAATAGAATCATAATGATACCATATACCAAAATAGTCCGTATCATCACAATACAGACTATCTATAACATTCGGCGTCCAATTATATGACCCTATTACCGACCTTATACCGTTGTCAATATTTACTACTTCGGTATGAAAAAAAGGGCAATATTTTGACAAACTCCGTAATCTTGAGTGTCTAATTGCTTTAATATTCCTGTTGTTTGTACTGTTAACGCTGAAACTATGGACATAACCATTCCTTGAGCATCATCAGACTTTACGCCTTTCATTGCTTTTTGGATCTCGCCAATATTTAATCTAGGTTTAAAAACTAATTTATCAATGTTAGAATCATTACCAACTGGAAAAACTAACTTTTGTTCAAATTCAAAATTTTCATTCAAAACCAATTCGCCTAATTCAATAGCCGTTTGTAATTCCTCAATAGCTGATTTATAAGATTCTCTAGTATTATCCTTAACTCTCTTATAATCTAACCATTTAATTACTTCTTGCTCTGCAATTTCTTTACTTACTACTCCCATGTTTGTTTATTTTAAATTTATTATCCGATTATTTTTTTGAATCCCGGACCCGAAATTTTTACCGACATTGTAGCGTCGTTAATATTTGGCGTTACCGTTCCAACTGGCTTACCTTGACCACCAAAAGTTATGCCTCCAATGATTGAAACAGTCCAATCTCCTAATTTAGGATTTGCGTGTAATTTAGCTACAAAATCAAAATCTTCTCTTTCGCTTAAATCATTTGATAAAACAATTTCAAAAAAACCTAACTTTCTGTTAATTTTTTGAATCATATTACCACCACTATCAACGCTATCCTCGTCATCCTCAGTCCTGAAACCTCCTGGTTCAAAAGTATTTCCCTCACTTGCTTTTGCAAAAAAGATTTTACTCCCTAAATCTGGGTGATTAACCGATACTTCTAATATGTCGCCTCCTGTTGCCATTGTAATTATATTTTAATATTATTTTTTAAGAACCAAAATTAAATCCAGCCTCTGCCGTTGTGCTTGAAATTCTAGCAAATCCAGTTCTTTTGTATTTAAAGAAAGTTTCTAATCTATCTGGGTTTAAAGAAGAAATATCAACCGTTAAACTATCTTGCATAAAAGGAACATCTGCTATCAAAGCTCTACGACCTAAACTAACTGAATAGTTTTGTAAGACTTGTATCCATTGTTTAGGCTTAATAACCTTATTAGCAGTTACAATATCACCGTCATTTGCAATAACATGGTCTAACACGTTAACAGCTTCTAGTAATAAATAACCAAATCTAATATTCCAGTCAATATTTAAGTTTCTTGGATATCTGTATTGTGGTGGAGTTTCTCCGTCTGGGTGGTAAGTAGTTACAAAATCAACAACTTTATACTGACCAACTGATAACTCAACAGTTGAACAACCTTTTTTTACAATTCTATCTCTAGCATTTTGATCGCTCATATCTCCAATTATTTCTGGAGTTGGCATATCAGGATAAAACATAGATTGAACATCTAATTGAGGGTTATTTTGCGAAATTGTCGCATATAAAACCGTCATATTAGCAGCAGCCTCTAGAGGTAACCCTTTTGAATTTGGAGCAGGTGCAATAGCTATTGTTAAATCTAATTTTCTAGCGTCTGTAATTGCAGTTATTGTTGCCTCGTCATCTTCAACACTTCCAGTAATTGCTACAAATGGTTTAAAAATTTCTCCATTATATCTTCCAGTTGGATTAATATCGTTTGGTCTGCCGTTGTAAATTTCTAATTCACTCATTACAGCCGATACAGTTCCGTAACTATTTACTACAATTGTATTCCAATTTTCATTAAACGAATTTAAAGAAGTTGTTACGCTTGGAGTTCCAGCTCCAGAAGTTACCGAAGCAATAGCATAAGTAATACCCAAAGAAACATCGCCCGTATCAATTTCAACGCTAATATCGTCAGCCGTTAATCCTTTCCATTTTGATGTTAAGGTTACAACTCCAGTATCTTCACTTGCAATAACAGGTGAGCCTAAAACAGCGTTTACTATATCTTCAATTCTAGCAGCAATAGTCGCCGCAGTATCTCCAGATTGAATATTAATGTTATAATTAACACCATCTAAAGCAGTTCTACCATTGATAGTTAAAAAATGAGTTCCGCTTGATGTTGCCGTACCACTTGGAGTTACTGAAATTTCCTTTTCGCTTGCTCCTACTGGTTCAGCTTGTGGATAAACATAAATAGGAATACCACCAACACCAACACTTCCACCTCCTAATGGGCGTAAAATCCTCATTATTTGGTAAATTGGCGAGCCATATCCGTATAATTCTCCTGCTTTTTGTGTTGTAGTCATTTCACGACCACCCGCATCAACTGTTACCTGTGCTTGATTTGCAGTATTTGCCTCCGCTAAAATTGCAATTCTATGAGGTAAATTTGGCGAATCTTCTTGAAAATTGCCTCTAGTTATTTTATAACCTACTAATTTACTTACTCGATCTAATTGAACTGCATCAGACATATATAATTATTTTAAAATTCTTATCAAATATTCAGAATCAAAAATAATTTTAATTAAAAGTTTTATTTACAGTTACCGTATAATTATGGGTTTTGATTTTTCTTTATAATATTCACATAATCACCCCACATAGGATTTTTAATTTTGTAAGATTTACATACCTCGTCCACAAAAATATCTTTTACAACCATAGCATAAATCCTGCAATCAAATAAGTGATTTTGTAATACATCACTTTTTTTTCTCCAAATAAACCTCTGCTCTGGATCAACTATTTTGTGTTCTGCCTCAAAATGACTGAAAAAATTATTATATAAATATTTACCACCACTTGGAATCGGAAAATTACAAAACCCGCTCGGCTGCTGTTCGTGGTATCTCTCATCATATTTTAAGGACAGTAACCTTTCTAATTCAGATTTAACAACATTAACCTCAGCCAAATAAAGATTTGATTTCTCTTTGGCGTGGTGGTAATTCTTAACATCTTTACCAATAGGTAGATACTTGTCAAAATCCTTTCCTTTAACACCTACAACTGAATAGTTACTGTAATCTATATAAGTATAAGCGTGTTGTGTCATATAACCGCAATCAATCCCAGTAATAAATATTTTCATTTTACGACCCGTATCAGTTTCAAAAATAGTTCCCAGTAATTTATCTAAATCTTTCCAAACACTATTATCCACATTATGCTGATAACTCCATTTTTCCCTATCAATTTTTTTTGTTCCCTCTCTAGGTATAAAAGTTCCAATACTACCATGGTCAACGGAATAACTTGTCATATTTTCACTCCATGCGACAATCTCATAATCTAACCTTGCATCATCCTCTCTACCATTTAAATCACTTCCACACGTAATCATTACAATTTTTCCATTGCCTTGCTCAATTGATAGTTTCTCTGGTATAATACCTATCTCATAATTTTGTATATTACCCTGTATTTCACTTGCTTTTATTTCAGCTCCAATCGGTTCATAAGTTTCACCCAAAACAACATTCTCAAATGTTTGTTGCTTCCTTTCGTCCCTATCTTTATTGGGTGGATTTGCGTTTAAAAATTGCTTTACATAATGCGACCAATCATCCATACCAGGAGGAGCATATAAAGATGATATTTGATAACTCCAATGGTCTTTTTCTTTTGGGTTCTTTTCTGATGGAATCCATAACCCGTTTAAATTCATTTCATATTTATGCGAACTATCAAAAAAGTTTCCGCAATCTTGACAAATATAACCAACACTATCCTCAATTAAATTATCATGATTATCAACTTTCCACGTAATACCAGCCATATCATCACCGTTATTTTTTGGAATTGCCCATTTTAATACTATATGATTACCACAACACGGACACGGAACATGATAATATCTTTGATCCCCTAACAAAAAAACATCCTCAATATTCGATGAACCTTTTAATTGAGGCGATGATACCCAATATATTTTACGCTTATGTGCATAAGCCGATGTCCTTTTTTGTACTAATTCCCTCGTAGATCCAGCGTGTTTTGATGATGATTTTGCCGCGTCGTAATCATCAACAACCATAATCATAACATCATGCTGTCTTAATAAATTATGGTTAGTAACCGAGCCACTTTTTAAATCCCCCCCAGGAAACTCTTTACTTTTATTAGTATCTCCAGTTCTTTGATTCTTTGCCCTTAATACATTTGGTCTTATTAATTTTCTTAATCCAGATGCATCAATCATTTGATCTATTTTCTTAATTGCTGCATCAGATAAATCAGCGTGTCCAGTTAAGAACATAATATTACCTGGGTTCTGTGCAATAGTATATCCAACCAAAGGATTTAAAACAGCAGCAGTACCACCCAATTGAGCCCCTTTCATTATGCTAATCTCTTTCGCTGGGTGGTTTTTGTGTCCGCAGTCTAATGGTTCTTTCCAATACGGTGTCAAATCAAATTTGAATGGACCAGGAAAAGCAGAACCACGAGGCATAATCATATTTTGTTCATACCATTCTGACGGCAATATGTCAGACATATATACCTCAGTTTCTTTTAAAATATCTTGTAAAGATTCTAAATACATTTTTTAATTATAAAAAAACAATATCACATACCATATCTTGATGAGCTAAAGGTTTGCC